CCTTTGATAGTTCCTCCCTCTGCAAATAAACCAGCTTGCTTAGCGCCAGCAGCGCCAGCCAAAATACCAAGACCCTGTGTAATCGGAGCGGGAGCTGCTTGGTACGTTTGCGTAGTAGTTGCTTGCATAGGTAAGCCACGCAACATGTTGGACATCATGCCTAGTTGCATGAGTGGGTACTGCTGCATCGTAGCGTAATCTTGGATAGCTTGATTCATCTTAGCCTGCTCAAGGGCTTGTTGCTGCCCACCCATTTGATTTTGTAAACCAATAATATCTCTTTGAGCACTAAGTTGTTGCCCGCCTAACTGGCCTAATGTAGAAGCAGCTTGTCCAGCTTGTCCGTAACCTTGCATACCTAAATTAGCACCAAACTGTTGAGCCTGTAGCGCTCTATCGTACGCAGCCTGAGAGCCTTGTGCTTGGATATTAGATAAGTTAGAAAGTAAATTACGCTCACGTTCGGCTTGAGCAAGTGTTTGTCTAGCTCCACCATATGTACCTTGACGAGCAGCCCCTAAATTTTGAGCATTTTGCGCTATCTGCGCTTCACGTACAGCAGCATTTTTAGCAACGTCAGTCACTCCTTGTTGATAAGGAGACATATATGCCTGCATCATTGTTGGGTCGGTTACGTTCAAAGCATATTGTTGCCCTGCGCCTAAAGCACCTAAACCAGATATACCAGCTAATCCTGTTGCTGAGCCGTATTGTTCTGGAGTTTTTAGTTGAGCAGTAGCTTGCTGAGCCTGTTGTTGCATTGGGCTAAAGCCCGCAAAATAGTCCTGTACATTAGTACTATAAGGTTTATAAGATCTAAACCCCGTAATCTCCGAACCATCCATATCAAACAACTGCTTTTGAGTTGCTTCCAACATATTTGTTACATAAGGCTTTGCATACTCAGGAAGGTTTGTGTTATATGAAGTATTTTGTTGAGGAGGAGGGGTACCACCACCACCACCGCTACCGCCGCCGCCTTTACCACCGCCGCCGCAAATGTATCCGCCACCAAGCTTGCGCTGAGTGACGCTATCGCCTAGGGGTTCGCCAAAGGCTTCTAATTCTCTACGAGACCAATTCTGTTTCATATTTAACACGCTCCCTAATCCAGCGACAGTCAGCTTTATTCATTTCAAAAACTACTAAATCCCCGCCATCACAATGCATTCCTGGAAAGCGAATGGCTTCTTTAAACCCCAGTTTCTTGTCATACTCCATAGCCTTTGTATTTTGGCTATTTACAATTCCAAAGGTCTTTTCTAGACCCAAAAAGTTAAAAGGATAATCAAATGCACCAAACAATAAACCTTTAGGTGTATAACCACCTTTTAAATTAACCATGTGCATTTGGCAAGTCTTTCCTATAAATGCCGTATACCCAATAACCCACTCAATCTGATCGTTTCCATCTACCCAAAACAACGCTTGAAAATCTGCACAAGGTTGAACTCCGGCATGCTCATATAAATAGTGTTGGGCAATCGCCTTAGTTTCATTTGACTGAGCACCCTTTAACATTTATGCAGGCATGTATCTATTAGTTTTAACTGCAGGAGCTTGCTTCTTTTTACCCGTTCTAGCTTTGCGAATCTTATCCATCATGCCGTATAACTTCTTAGCACCAGCATCCGTAGAGCCATTGCCTAAATGCGAAACAACATCAGCCGGGACAACAAACTCTCCATCAGCCAACCGTGCTGGCTGTTTTCCAGCAATAGTAGCAGGGATAGAATCAGACATACCATCCCCAGGTCCTTTAAGCATTCTTCCACCATCGGAATAACCTCCTAGGTTGTAGCGCATAGTGCCACCAGCAGCGGCTTCAGTGGTGTCTTGAGTAACTCCGCTTATATCTCCTAGACCCTTAATAGAGGTCTTAGGAAGAGCTACAGGTTTAATACCAGCGGCTTTACCAGCTTTGCCTAGACGAATCATAGCGGCAGTCAGTGCGTCTTTACGAGCTGTATCTACGTCAGTATCTCTAAAAATACCTGTGCGTGGAACTCCAACGCTTTCTGGTAGTGGGCTTATCTGTTGCTGCTCTTGTCTGTCTAGGTAATCTTGTAACACATTAACCTGACCTTTACTTCTGTACCGAGCAACGCCACCAGCCGCATACCCCATACCAAATAGACCCTTTTGCATATTGCCTTGGTCCATACCCATAGCAGAGTAATCACCGCCTAGTTCATCGTCAAAAGGGCCCCCAGCAGCTAACTTCATAACACCGCCCTGAGCTGCATAGGTTGGGTATTGAGCTTGGTAATATGGGTTGGGTCTTGGAGCCTCGTAGGCCTGAAAATTTGGACTTAGTTTGTATTTTCTTAATCGCTCATCATATTCATCTGATTGATACCCAGCAGGACCTGCACCTTGTTGTTGTTGATCCCCTATTAAAAAAGGCAATGCAGCACTACCTATAGCACCGACGTTGCTACCTAAAAAACTTCCAGCGGCGGGTACACTTGTGCCAACTTCTTTAAGTCCTGCCATTACGTTACCTGATGTAACCGCACCTGGGACACCTGGGGCAGCTTGAGTTGCACTGGCTCTACCTAAAGAACCTATAATTTGACTAGGAGAAGAACCGCCCGATACTAGGTCTGGCACACTATTTGCAGCCGCTAAACGTTGTGTTGAAGTTAACCCTTGAAGGTTATTTGCGTTTGATATGTAATTTTGAGCAGCTTCTTGAGTAAGTTGTTGTGCTCCACCTGTTTGTGCATATAAATCGGCATAGTTAGCTGGAAGGGTTGTACCCTCTAAAGCAGCAGTTTTAGCAGCTTCTTGTACCGCTTGTTGCGTTCCTTGTGTAACGGCTTCATTAGCAACGTTTTCAAACCCTGTTACGGCAGCTTGTTGCCCTGCTTGAGCAGCGGCTTCCGTCCCTATACTTGCTAAGCTGCTGGTTATTCCAGCACCACCATAGGCGCCTAAACCAGCCAAAAGGCCTTTTTCAACGCTACCCGTAGCCAAGCCATAACCACCACCAACTAAAGCGGCAGCGGCAAAAGGACCTACACCAGGAATAAAAGATAACGCTGCGCCTGCTACTATTGGAAGAATTTGTTCTAAAAAACCCGCTTCTGGAAGCCCTGTTTCTGGGTTAATTGTGAGCGATCCGCCATGGGCTAAAGCTAAAGCTTGTAAACCTTTAATCTCGTTCTTAGACATATGAACAAGCTCAGTGTCTTGGCCCCGCCCCTTGGATTTTAGGTAGTGTGCTGTATTTTGCAGTCCCATTTAGGCCCCACGATTGATTATGTTAAAGTTCATACCGTTACCGTTACCGTTCCTACGTTACCCGTTCCTAATACACCTTGAACATCAACTAAAATAGAGTTGACTACCACCGTTACACTTCCAACCGCTCCAGTTCCTAAAACACCCTGTGCATAGGCAAAGTTTATCAGCATTTGAGTCCAACTGGGTAAAGTAAAGCCGTAAAACTCCAATTAACTGAGACAGTTGCTGTTGGTCGTATTCTGGTGTCGCAAGCGGGAGAGCTGGCGCCCGAAATCGTTGCATTCCCATTAGCGTTTTCCATCTGGTCTGCCGTCAAGCCTTGGACTACCCAACTGCCACTGCACACCTAAATCGGTGGATTCAATCTCAATTGCCATCTGCCGTGCCCTAGCTCGCATAAATATCTGGTCGGTATATACATCAACCGAAGTCTCAATAACTTGTTCAGAATCTACGTTGGAATAGGCGTTTCCAGGAAAATTACGAGGTTTTATGTACATTGTGACCGCAGGTAGGGCGGCAGTTGATCCCGCAAAGTTAAAGTCAGGAATAATACGTTTAGTCAAAATGAACTGATCCCCGTCTACCAGATCAAAGTCTGAAGAGGCAATATAAGACTCCATGGCAGTCGTGTCGTCGTTAAGACCTTGTTCATGGTTATAAATAATGCTATCAGCGGTCATTGTAGTTTGGACTACAAGCTGTGAAATATTGACTGTATATGTACCTATCCCGCCTGTACCCGTACCCAAAGCAGTAATCTTAGTCCCTATGGCTACGCCAGTACCCTCTATGACACTTCCTACCTGAAGAATGCCAGCAGTAACAGCAGTTACATTTAAAGTCGTGCTATTGTTAAGAGATCCAGTAAAAGAAGTCTGTGTTAGAGCTTGAGGGTATTCCCTAAGTGAAGAGTCTGACCATGCAGTACGATCTATTGTGCCGTAGTACCAGATCTTTTCGAGGTGGTTATAGATGACGTAGGCGTTATTGATATTGCTATTTGCCGTTGGATAGAACCACCAGACTTCGTTCCAGCCCTCGTTAGTCCCTGAAACAATCTGGTCGGCTTGATTGTAGTTAAGGTTCTCAAATACGTGGTTTCTTAGGGTGCAAGGCAAGGTTTCTACCCGACCACCATAAGCATAGAACTTATCATGCCCCATCCAATAGGCTGTGTTATTAACCGTAACAACCGCCCGTGGGCTAAGGATTGAGATATTGTCAGCAAGCTCTTGAAGACCAAAGACATCCGTAGTTCCTAAGAACTGTAATGAATTTAGGGTTCCCTCGGTATATACAAGGATCTCCTGACGAGTCGCTACTGCACAAACAATGGCAGAACCACGAGAAACCCGTAAAAAGCCTGCTGAGTTCGTGACTAGCGGAGTCCATACATTAGGCTGGTCTTGGGTAGCAAAACGAATTAATAAAGGATCAAATTCTGGTGCAATACTACCAAAAGGTGTACAACCAAACGCTAAAAGATGTTTATCATTTTGAGAGACTAATATCTGCGTTACTTCGTCAGGCACGTCTGCAGGAGCCACTCCGTTAATCGTTGTAGTTACTAAAGGCGTAGCCCTTGTTCCCGTACCATTTGCTTCTGTCCAGTAATAAATAGCGCCTTTGCGAATATTAGCAACTAAGTCATTGTCAAAATTACTTAAAAACCAATCTCGCTGTGGTAAAAGCACGGGAGTAACTGCTCCAGAACCCCAAGACAAAGAGTTCCAAGCACCTGCGCCCCAGCCATACCCGTAAGTAAGTCCATCGTATCCTACGGCAATTTGAAAAGCGGCTGTAATGGCACTCCCGCCACCAGAGGTCGAAGCCGAAGCAGCGGTTGTAGTAGTAATTGTAAAAGAACTAGAACTAGTTCGAGTAGCAATAAACTCAGCATTAAACTCAGCTTGCGGGATACCTCCAATGGGTCCAGCTACTCCAGAAAAAGTTACATAATCTCCATCTAAGGCTCCATGTCCTGAAATTGTTACGATAACCGTTTTAGAGCCATTAACAGTCGTAAAACAGTTATTGGTTGATGGCGAAATAAAAGTTGCTCTTAATGGTGTTATGTCGTATAGAGTTTGACCTGATTCAATATATAGTTTTTTTGACGTGCCAAGAGCCAAATAGTTATCTGAAGATGTAGTAATCCAGTTAAAAACTTGCCGACAGATGCCAGCTACAGTAAATAACCCATAGCGTAACCAACCACCTATTTTCTGAGGATAGCCAGAGCGAAAGCGAATCTTGTCGCACTCATTCCAACCACCCTCATTGGTATAGTTAGTTTGATCTCTGTTAACGCCTGATCTAAATTGTAGTTTTTGTAATGGCATATTATTTAAACCAAGTAACTATTGAGTAACGAATACCACTAGTAACTTTCATAATTTCATGCGGGAACATAAAATTAGACGGAAACATAAGGGCAGAACCTTTTGGTATTTTGTATTTTAATTCTTGATTAAAAAAAACAAACTCACCACCATCAAAATTATCATTTAAAATAAATGAACAGGAAACCTCTCTAGGATCTTCTGCAAAAGAATCTGTGTGGGTTGTATAAAACTGTCCTTCTTGGTAACGTAATAAATCGTAACCTGTATCTTGGCTAACTGAACATTGATCGTGAATTTCTCTATACTTTTGTAAAGCATTAGCAGCGCATTGAAAAATTTCACCATCTAATCTACGTCTAATAGTTTCGTTTTTGGTAATAATTTGTTGCATTGATATAGCAATACTTGAACAATACCGAATATCGTGGTTTACTTTTTTGTGCTTACCAACAGTAGCTTCTGCCCAGTCATCTGAGCTTGCATATTCAGACAATATGGCATCGCACAATGTTTCTGGCATTATGTTTTTGTGGATAACAATAAAATCTTTAAGCGCTATCATGCGGGTTTACCCTAAGATAAAAATAATGCTCGTTCGTCGTTTCTACGAGTTACCAAGCCTTTTAGTACTTTACCGCCAGCCAGCGTATATTTCAAGAACTCTTCTGCCGCTTCTTCCATTTCGCCCCGAATAACCTTCTGACGGAGGGTGCTGCGCTGTAGTGTTCCCAGACCAACATTAAAGCTAAAAGATACAAGAGCATCGAATTGACCTTGAGTGAGCTTGACAGGACAGAAGCGTTCAACACCTCGCTCAAAGCGATTAAGATCGTCTCTAAGAATGTCATCTACTTCCTCCATCGAAAAGGTACGGTCATCTCTGTACTCCAGTGGGTAGGCATCCCGCTCGTCTATCTTTAAAGCACCTTGCCGTGGGTAGAGTACATGCCCGACACCAATCGTCCACAATTTAGCGGGACAGCGATAAGGACGCTGGCGGACACCTTCATGGTGCTTAATCATTTTGATGGCTTTTTCGCTTACTTTCACTTCTTGAACGCCTGAGTCCCGAACCAGAAAGAAACAATACTTGCCCAGATAATCTGGGTCTCGTCATCCCATAGGAGGTTTAGCGCTACGTCAAATGGCACTTCCCGATGGAAGGCAAACCAGAACCCAAACAGCTCTACAAACATAAACATGATGAACATACCGTAGGTAATGGCTGGTCTAACCATCGCCCTAGAGTTCGTAACCCACTGAGAAGCACCCTTGCCAATCTCGATGTCATGAGCATACAAAGACGCCCTTTCTTGGGCTTGGGTCTGCATCTCAATCTGCTGGGTCTTAATTTCTTCTACGTGGGCTTGGGCTTGGAAACCACGCTCTGCCATCTGGAGTTCTCGTTCCGTCTGCAAACGAGCCATTTCCATTTCATGCTTCTTGTCTGACTTGTCTTGAAAAAACCCCAATAGGCTGGGTAAACCGCCTGACAGGAACGATATAAGGGTAGTAAATAGGGTAATCATTTTTTTCCTCTTTCTTCTAAGAGTTTGACCCGCACATGGAGGTCATGAATATCTTTGTAAATTTCTTCACGCTGT